ACACCTGGTGGTTATACAGTTGACGGTGAAGTAACTCAATTTGGCAAGAAAGGTGATTCTCTGAAGAAGTACAAATTTATTGGTTTGTTCCCTTCAGATGTTACACCTATCGATGTTGATTGGGGTTCTAATGATACTATTGAGGAGTTTTCCGTGACTCTCACCTATCAATGGTGGGAATCAGTAGCAGACAACGTGATTTGAGCGAGAGAGGGACTTCGGTCCCTCTCCATTTTTTATAGAATGGACATTTAATGGCACTTAAGCTATTCGGGTTTACACTCGGAAATAAAGACATTGTTCGGGAACAACTTCCCGAGCAACCTTCCTTCACACTTCCAACCACAGCAATGGATGATGGTGCAGTTACCATCACCCAAAATGCTTACTATGGAACGTATGTTGATTTGGAAGGCGCAGTTCGTAATGAACTGGAACTAATCACAAGATACCGTGAAATGGCAAACCATCCAGAATTGGAAATGGCCATTGACGATATCGTTAACGAAGCAATTACACACGATGTAACTGGTCGTACTGTTGATATTGTTTTGGATAAACTAAAGCAACCAGAAAATATTAAGAAAAAAATCATTGAAGAATTTGATAACATTTTAAGGTTGTTAAACTTCAATAATCTATCTGATGACTTGTTCAAACGCTGGTATATTGACGGCAGAATTTATTACCATGTGGTAGTAAATGAAAAGAATCCTAAACAAGGCATTCAAGAACTAAGATATATTGACCCACGAAAGATTCGTAAGGTCAGAGAAATCAAAAAAGACCGTGACCCGAAAACAGGCACGGCTATTATCAAATCTATTGCCGAATACTATGTGTACAATGACCGTGGTACTTCTACACAGCAGTACAGCGCACAAGTATCACAAGGTGTCCGCATTGCGCCTGAGTCGATCCTACATGTAACCTCAGGGCTTATGGATGCAAAGAACACCTTTGTTATCTCATATCTACACAAGGCAATTAAACCACTTAATCAGTTGCGTATGATTGAAGATGCGGTAGTTATCTATCGTATTTCAAGGGCACCTGAACGCCGCATTTTCTACATTGACGTTGGTAACTTACCAAAGGGTAAGGCTGAACAATACTTGCGTGATGTTATGGTCAAGTATCGTAACAAGATGGTTTATGATGCACAGACTGGCGAGTTGCGTGATGACCGCAAACACATGTCTATGTTAGAAGACTTCTGGTTGCCACGCCGTGAAGGTGGTAAAGGTACAGAAATCACCACACTTCCTGCTGGCCAAAACCTTGGTGAGTTGGAAGACGTTAAGTATTTTAGACAGAAACTTCTTCAATCATTAAATGTGCCTATCAGCCGTTTGGAACCACAACAAGGTGGTATGATTGGTATGGGTCGTACTACTGAAGTGACCCGTGATGAAGTTAAGTTTACAAAGTTCATTATCAGACTTCGTAATAAGTTCTCTCAGATTTTTGACCATGCATTAGGAACACAATTGGTACTTAAAGGTATCTGTTCTTCAGAAGAATGGGATGAATTTAGAGAAGTAATCTATTATGATTATAAGAAAGATAATAACTTTACAGAAATGCGTGATGCAGAGTTGCTGACCGCACGACTACAATTATTGCAAACTGTTGACCCATATATTGGCCGTTATTACTCTGCCGCTTGGGTAAGTAAAAACATTCTTCAAATGTCTGATGAGACTATGGATGAAATGAAGAAACAGATTGCACAAGAAGATAAAGATGGTACTGGTGGTCCAACAATGCCAATTGGTGGCCAAGAACCACCTCCATCACCTGATGAATATCCACCAGTTGATAATACTGTTGATGACAATGCCGCAGAATCTAAAACACCATCATTAGATGCTGAAACGGATAAATTTTCATCTAAACTAAATAGAAAATAATGGAGAATAATATGGATGTACAAGACTTTATTAATAGCGTTGCTACAGGTAATGCTGCCGAAGCCAAAGATACTTTAAATGACTTACTGTCTGCTCGAGCCTTTGAGGCATTAGAAGCAAAGAAAATTGAGATTGCTCAAAATCTTTTTGGTGACAAACAAGAAATTGAATCAGAAGACAACACCGAAGCTGCATGAAATCCCTATTAGATTTTAAATCTATCGTTGAGGAAGAAAAGTCAGACTACTCAAAGTTTGATGCTTTGGTTCGTGCTGGTCTGGCCAATAAGGCACAGATACAACGCATTCACAAAATCTTAGATAAGATGGGTGAAGAAAGACCTAACTTCAACAATGCTGACAAGATGATTATTCAAAATCTTTTCAACAAAATGGTAGATTTAATTTCTAATAACAAACAGATTAATCAGCAAGCTCGCCGAGTAGTTAAAGAAGAAGTCATTGAGTTGGATGAGGTAGTTGATACACCTAAAGATCCACCAAACACTCTTGTTCTAAGACGTAAATCTATTCGCATTTTTCCAGATAATACTAGAATTGCTCTGTATTATAACAATACATTAGATAAATATTTTTCGGTGCCTTATGGACCAAAAATAGATTCTGCCATTCAGGCAGAAGAAACACAAATTCAAGAAGCAGTAATTGATACTCTACACAAGATTGTAAAGTCCAAACAACATGAGCCGGTACAGTTTGCTGATGGTACTAAATTAAAAGTTGACCACTATACTGCTTCTGCCATTACTAAGGTACATGGTGCCTTGAATGATGATAATAAAAAGAAGTATGCTGACATGGTTCATAAGTCAAAAGACCATTTCAAACGAGCTTCAGACTTTGCTTTTAGGCACGTAAAATGAGCGTGTTGGATTCCATTATACATAGACAATTGGGTGAAGCAAAAGATATAATCTTTGCTCGTATGAATGAGCTTGTTGCTAAAAGACTTTCTGAAGCAAAACGATATGTTGCTGCTGATATGTTTGAAGAAGTACAACTAGATGAAGCAAATTCAAACATTGTTAAGATGGGAAGAATTCAAAAGATTCGCCGTAGAATTAGAAGAAATAAAAAAGGCAGAATTATTGTTCAACGAAATGTTAGACGCTCTAGTATTAAAGGTTATAGAATATCAGGCAATAGTGTTAAACGCATTACTGCCACTGCTCGTATTCATAAAGCAAGAATGTTAAAGCGTTCATGGAAGACAACAAGAAAATCTAAATTGCGCCGCTCATTACTAAAAAGAAAAATGTCAATGCGTAGACGCTCATCAATGGGAATAAAATAACATGTCATATGAAATTATAAACACTTTAAGAGGACCATCCATCATTAGATGCGTTGATCCTGGAACATACACCATAAATCTTACAGATTTAAGAAAAAATCCAACTAATGAAGTTGTAAAATCTGCTGATATTAAAAGGGTAACTTGGTCTAGCAATGGTCATATTACCGTAACTAGAGCTGCAAATACATCATTACTTGCATTACACAATGCTGGAGAAATGCGATTTGATGACTTTGCATATTCAGTATCAAATACTAATACATCAAACGTGATAGTTACTATTGTTACTGGTGGTACAATTGTATTAGAAGTATCTAAGAATTCAACATACAACGTAGACGTTTATACAGGACAATCAATACCATGAAACTAATTACCGAAACAATTGAAAGCGTTAAGTACTTAGCAGAAGCTTCTGAGAGTGGTAAGAAGCACTTGTACATTGAAGGCACTTTCTTAGTTGGCGATAAAGTTAACAAGAACAACCGCATGTATAAAATGGGTACGTTGAGAGAAGAAGTTAGACGTTACTCAGATGAATACATCAAAACAAATCGTGCTCTAGGAGAACTAGGGCATCCAGATACACCGTCTATTAACTTAGAACGGGTATCGCACAAGATTGTTTCCCTCGTTGAAGACGGAAACACATTTTATGGTAAAGCTTTGATTCTCGAAACGCCTTATGGCCAAATCGTGAAGAACTTTATTGAAAATGATATTCAAGTAGGTGTGTCGTCAAGAGCCATGGGTTCTGTCATTCAAACAAGAGAAGGATATAACCTGGTTCAAGACGACCTAAAACTTGCAACAGCGGCTGACATTGTTGCCGATCCATCTGCACCAGGCGCATTCGTCAATGGTATCATGGAAAACAAAGAATGGATGTTTGTTGAAGGACGCTTCGTTGAAGTAGACTTTGATAACGCCAAGAGACAAATCAAGTCAGCTTCTTCTAAACAATTAGAGGAAGTTGCACTTAAATTGTTCGAAAATTACCTACGAAAACTTTAATTTTATAAATAAGAAATCAAAAGGAGATTCCTAATGGCAAATAGTAAACTAATGGAAGCCGCAGCAGATATTCTGGCAGGAAGCAAGAAATCAGCTGGAGGCATGCCATCACAAAAACTGCCTGGCGCTGAGGCTCAAGACCTTGGTGGCCCAACACCAGAAAATGGTAAACCAGATGACGATTCTGAAAAGATTGACACTGGTAAAGGTGCTACACAAATGGCTGCACCAACAACCAAACCCTCAGCTGCTTCAGCCGACACGCAAAATAAAGTTGCTGGCGGTAAGAAGACTATGAGTGAAGAAGAAATGGCCCACGACATGGAGTCTTTGTTTTCGGATGATGATACCATCTCTGAAGATTTCAAATCTAAAGCCGCAACAATTTTTGAAGCTCGTGTCTATGACCGTGTGACTCAAATTGAAGAAGAAACTGAAGCTAGATATGCTGGTATGCTTGAAGAAGCTATCGACACTATCAAAGCTGACTTGACAGAGAAAGTAGATGATTACCTTTCTTATGTTGTTGAGCAATGGTTGGCAGAAAACCAAATCGCAGTTGAATCCGGTCTACGTGCTGAGTTGACTGAAGACTTCATTGGCGGTTTGAAGAACTTGTTTACAGAACATTACATTGATGTTCCTGCTGACAAGGTAGACCTAGTTGAAGAACTTGCTTCTAAAGTTGAAGAACTTGAAAGCAAGTTGAACGAAGAAATCGAATCTGGTATTCAATTGAAGAAGTCTCTTGTTGAATCCCAAAAAACAGAAATTGCACATGAAGTCTGCGAAGGACTCACAGCTACTCAAGCTGAAAAAGTAAAATCGCTTGCAGAGAGCGTTGATTATTCCACAGAGGAAGAATACAAAGATAAGCTTGAGACAATCCGTGAGAACTATTTCCCATCACATGCTAAAAAGGCAGATGTGAAAGACTTACATGAACAAGTGGAAGACGGCAGTGAAAAACCACAAACATCTGCTGACCCATATGTTGCATCAGTAATGCAAGCAATTTCCAAAACTAAACTTTAATTAAACAAATCCACAAGGAGAAATTTATGTATTTGTCAGAATCACTACAAAAGAAATGGGAAGGCGTACTGGACCATCCAGACCTCCCATCTATTAAAGACCCGTACCGTAAAGCGGTTACTGCTGTCGTGCTTGAGAACCAAGCAGTCGAGATGCAGAAATCTGCTGGCATGTTGTATGAAACAGGCGCACCAACAAACTCTATGGGTGCCACAAACGGTGGTTTCCAAGGCGGTTCAGCTGCTGCAGGCCCTGTTGCCGGTTTCGACCCAATCCTAATCAGTTTGGTTCGCCGTTCATTGCCTAACTTGATTGCTTATGATATCTGCGGCGTTCAGCCAATGACTGGACCTACAGGTCTTATCTTTGCAATGCGTACTAAGTATGCAGGTCAATCTGGTACAGAAGCTTTCTATAACGAAGCTAACACCGGTTTTTCTGGTTTGGGTACCTCTGGTAACAACGCATTCGCAGAAGGCTCATTGCCAACTGAAGTGTTTACAAACAACGCTGCAGCTGTTGGTGCAATGACTACAGCTCGTGCTGAAGCATTGGGCGATGGCGCTGCTGCTAACGCATTCCAAGAAATGGCATTCTCTATTGAGAAAGTTACTGTTACTGCAAAGACACGTGCTTTGAAGGCAGAATACTCAATGGAACTTGCACAAGACTTGAAAGCAGTTCATGGTTTGGACGCAGAAACAGAATTGGCAAACATTTTGTCTTCTGAAATTCTTGCTGAAATTAACCGTGAAGTTGTTCGTACAGTTTATGCATCTGCTAAAATCGGTGCACAAGTTGGTACAACTACTGCTGGTGTATTCAACCTTGACACAGACTCTAACGGTCGTTGGATGGTTGAAAAAGTTAAAGGTTTGGCATTCCAAATCGAGCGTGAAGCTAATACTATTGCCAAGACAACTCGTAGAGGCAAAGGTAACATCATGATTTGTTCATCTGATGTTGCATCTGCTTTGGCAATGGCTGGCATCCTTGACTATCAATCAGCTTTGCAAGGTCAAGTTAACCTAACAGTTGACGATACAGGCAATACATTTGCTGGTACTATCTTTGGTCGTATCAAGGTCTATATTGACCCATACTTCCCTGCTAACTTCTCCAGCGAATTCGCTGTTGTTGGTTACAAAGGTACTAACGCATATGATGCTGGTCTGTTCTACTGCCCATACGTACCGTTGCAAATGGTTCGTGCAGTTGATACTGGTACTTTCCAACCAAAGATTGGTTTCAAAACTCGCTACGGCTTGGTTGCAAACCCATTTGCAGAAGGTACTGCTCAAGGTTTGGGCGCATTGAACGCACAAGCTAACAACTACTACCGTGCATTCCGCATCAGCAACTTGATGTAATATAAACCTCCGTTAAGAGAGGTACTTAAAAGAGGGACAGAAATGTCCCTCTTTTTTTTGCTTTATAAATACCACTATGACAGCACTAACAAGAAACCCAACCAATCCTAATTACTTACAACCGAATAAGTTTATATTGACGTTTGGAAGAACGCCTAATGTAACCTATTTCTGTCAGTCTTTGAGCGTACCAGGTATATCATTAGGTGAGGTACCAGTTAACAACCCGTTCTTGGATGTTTATTCTCCTGGCGAGAAGGCCATCTATGACTTGTTGAATGTAACCTTTATGGTCGATGAAGAATTGAAATCGTGGTTGGAGATACACGATTGGATTCGAGCAATGACTTTCCCAACAGACTTTGCCGAATACAGAGAGTTGCCTAGGTTGAATAAGTTTATGAGTTCTAGGCAAGATGCTAAGCCACAATACTCAGATGCCTCTGTGGTATTGTTATCGTCATCAAATAAACCTTATTACCGATTTAATTTCCATGATGTTTTCCCAACATCATTGTCTACCTTCATTATGAATACCCAAGATGATCCAAACACCATCATTACTGCCGATGCCACATTCAGGTATACTTACTACGATATAGAAAAACTTTTCTAATATAGCTTGACAGAAGGTTACTATTAGTGTAACCTTCCAGTTAAAGGATCTTTATTATGCAACAATTGAATGAACTACTAGAAATGTGGCGGCAAGATGCCGATATTGACCGCACAGAACCCGGCAAAGCCTTGCTGGATATTCCCAAACTACACAGTAAGTATCTCAATATACTTTCAAAGCATCGTTTGCTTGCCAAAGAATCTCAATTCAAATACAATAAAACAAAGAAGTTGAAATGGGAATACTACACAGGTAAACTAGACGATGATGATTTGGCCAAGTATGGATGGAAACCATTTCCGTTTGTACTTAAAACCGACATTACTACATATATGGATAGCGATGAAGATATGAACAAGTATCTTGCTCACAAAGCCATGCATGATGAAATCGTTGATGTATGCACCGCTATACTTAAAGAGTTGAACAGTAGAACATTCCAACTCCGTGATTTTATAGCATGGGAAAGATTTATACAAGGTGTCGGATAATATAATATTACATAAGAAGGATGAAGCATTCATCCGATTTGAGTGTGACAGAAACATAGCACAAGAGCTATCAGACTACTTCACATTCTATGTTCCAGGTTACCAGTTTGTACCTGCGTATAAAAACCGCCTATGGGATGGCAAGATACGACTGGCAGACCTGAGAACATTTGCGATATATCATGGGTTGATTCCTTACATCCAAAAGTTTTGTGAAGAACGGGATTACAAGTTACACATTGACCCTCATATCACAACAACAGAAAACTTCTCTGCAATTGAGGCTGATGAATTTGCCAAGTCTCTAAAATTGCCACATGAAGTTCGTGACTATCAATTAAAATCTTTCATACAGGCAATCCGTAATAGACGGATTCTTTTATTGTCGCCTACTGCATCAGGCAAATCCCTCATACTCTACTTAATTGTACGCTTTTTACAACAAGAACACAAGAGGGGTCTGCTAATTGTGCCAACTACATCGTTGGTTGAACAGATGTATTCCGATTTTGAATCTTATGGTTATGATTCGGATGAATACTGCCATAGACAATACTCTGGTAAAGAGAAACACACTAGAAAGTTTTTGACTATCACCACATGGCAGTCAATTTACAAGAATGAAAAAGAATGGTTTGAACAATTTGATTTTGTTCTTGGTGATGAGGCACACCAATTTAAAGCCAAGTCTTTAACAACCATTCTATCTGGTTGCACTAACGCTAGATATAGAATTGGTACAACTGGTACATTAGATGGTACACAGACACATCGTTTAGTATTAGAAGGACTATTTGGTCCAGTTTATAAAGCCACGTCTACTGCCGAGTTAATTGACAAAGGCCAACTGGCAAGTTTTAAGATTAAATGTTTGATACTTAAATATCCAGACCCTATCTGTAAAGAAGCTAGGTCATGGGACTATAACAATGAAATGGATTACATTGTTGGCAATAAGGCTCGAAATGAATTCATACGCAATTTAACCCTGTCTTTGACTGGCAACTCACTTGTTTTATTCCAGTTTGTAGAGAAACATGGTAAACAACTACACGAAATCATTAAAGATTCCGCAGGTAAAAGAAAAGTATTCTTTGTATTTGGTGGTACCGATGTTGAGGTGAGAGAATCAGTACGTGCAATTACTGAGAGAGAAAACGATGCCATTATTGTTGCTTCATATGGCACTTTCAGTACAGGTGTCAATATTCGTAACCTACATAATATTATATTCGCTTCACCTTCAAAGTCCCGAGTTAGGAATCTACAGTCAATTGGCCGTGGTCTCCGACTAGGAGAAAATAAAGAAGAGGCAACTTTATTTGATATAGCAGATGACTTTAGAATTGGCAAATTTGCCAATTATACCTTGAAACATTTTGTTGAACGTGTTAAAATATATGATGAAGAAAAATTCAATTACAAATTCTACAATATCGAGCTTAAAAATGCCTGAATTAGAACCAAACATCCGAATTGTCCGCTTGCAAAGTGGTGAGGACATTATCGCAGATTGTATTCCTAGTTTAGATGAAGAAACTGTGGAATTAAAAAGACCCATGCATATCATATTCAAAAGAATCCAAACTGGAAGAAGTATTATGATGATGATGCCTTGGTTGCCTGTTGAATTGATTAAAGAAAATACAGCTCACATATATGGTGCAGACATTCTAACCTACATAGAACCCAAAGATGATTTAATTGAGTATTATAATAATGCCGTTAATGATGAAGATTTAGAAACTGCTTCTACCAGTTCTATTAGACCTCAATTGTTTGATGAAGATGACGAACCAACTGATGAAGAATTAGATGAAGAAGAATTGCAAGAGTTAATGCAAGAACGAAAAAATAATAGGGTACATTGATATGTTATATGATGATGTAGTAGTTGCTAAACCATGGGGCAAAGAATACCTTTGTTACCGAAATAAGAATATTGCTATTTGGTTTTTACACATTGAGAAAGACCAACAGACCTCAATGCATTGTCACCCAAATAAGAACACAGGGTTTGTTGTACTAGATGGTGAAGTTGAATTGTCGTTCTTACGCAATACTATACCTTTAAAGTCCTTAGATAAGATACATATCTTTAGGTCTAGGTTTCATTCCACTAAGGCCATATCAGACGGAGGCGCATTCATTTTTGAAGTAGAAACTCCTGAAGACAAAAATGATTTAGTGCGATTAGAAGATGCATATGGCAGAGAAAAGACTCCGTATGAAGGCAAGAACTTTCATACACCAAGAACAGAAGACTGTCTAATGATACCTGAAGCCAAGGTTAGACCTAAACCTTTCATGTTTCAAGGTTGTGAAATCTCCCATTTAAAATTAATGAGAACTGATTTATTGGATAAAAAAGAAGAAGAACTATACATTATTACAGATGGTGGTGTAGTTACCTCAAAGAATCAAAATGTTGTATGGCCTGGTGATGTGATTGATGGAAAAACTTTAAGTAGATTACTGAAATCATTTCAATTAAATGCATCTACAACCATGATAAAGATTGTAAAATGATACACCTGTTTGATTTAGATTTAACAATATGGGAATGTTTAAATAAACATGGCCATTCCATTTGGGCCAAACAAATGGTTGCACCATTCAAAACACAAGGCAATATAATCATTGATGATGTTGGTTCAACTTGTTTTTTAAAATATGGTATAAGAGATTATTTGGAGTATTTGAGAATTGAGAAACATGAACTTGGGTTTGTATCAGCAGGAAGGTATCTTGGTTTACCTGATAATTTCCAACCATCTATAGTCTTGTTGAAAGAGTTTCAGATATACCACACGTTTGACCTTATGCGGATACTTGAATACAAAACTTACAACAAGGCCAATTTGTTAAAATTCATGGATACACCAGTTGTTTTCTATGATGACAATGTGGATGTGCTAAATAGTATTAGTGAGATAGAAAATGTAATAGCAGTTGACTCGAAAGAGATTAAAGACTGGACTAAATTGATAGGAAATAATTATGACAGATATATTGTTCGTACACCCTAATG